CGGTGCCGGCGGCGAACCAGGGGGGCGGCGCGGCGAAGCCGCGGGTGCCGAGGAAGGCCTCGGCGGCGCCGATGCGGGCGGCGGCCGCCGCGTCGACGTCCACGCCGGGGCGGAGCGCCGGGGCGACGGGGGCCGCGACGACGGGCGCCGGGGCCGAGGCGGCCGGGGTGACGGGCACGAGGCGCCCCGCGAAGCCGGCCGCCGCGTAGGCGGCCATCATCTCGAAGGCGAGGCCCTCGGTGACGCTGCCGTCGGGGCGGGTCCAGCGGGCGAAGGCGGGGGCGGTATTGTCGGTCATGGCTGACTCCTGAGGGTGAACCGGCGCGGGGGCCGCCGGTGAGGGAAGTTACCGTGGCGGTAGGGGGGCGTCAAGATCTTTCTGTTGGCTGCCGGGCAGCCGGGATCGGACCGGCCGCCGGGGCAGCAGAGCGCGCTACCTGCCGAGGAGGGCCTCGGGCTCGTCGCGCAGGGGCTCCGCGTGGCTCGGGGGCTCGTCGCGCTTGGTGAGCAGCCACACGGCGTCCTCGCGGGCGTCATGGTTGGCGCCCAGCTCTTCGGCCGGGCCGGCGAAGGGGTAGACGCCCACCCGGTGCAGCTCGTCGCCGTCGCGGAGCCACAGAGTGTAGGCGCCCGCGTCACCGTCGCGCCGGTAGTCGAGGAGGATCGGCAGCCCGTCGGGGGTCTCGCCGAGGTTGTAGCGGTACACGATCATGGTCAGCTCCGGGGGGAGCGCCGGACGGGGAGCCCGGCGTAGGTTGCGACGGCGACACCGACGCCGACGAGGTCGGCGGCGAACACGCCCACGAGGTAGGCGGAGTAGGTGGCGAGCAGGCCGACGGCGATGCCGATGGCGACGGCGAGACGGGGGCTCACGAGCGCACCCCGGCGCGCAGGGTGGCGAGATCCGCCTCGGCGGAACGCAGGCGCTCCGCGAGGGCGAGCAGGGCCGCGGCGGCCACCGCGGCGTCGACATGGTGGTACTCCGACCAGATGTGGCGGAGGTCCCGAAGCACACAGGCGAGGTCGCCGCCGTCGTCCTCGAAGGCGGGGAAGGTGCGGAACCCGTCGGGCCCGTGGGCCCGCGCGGCGCGGCTGAGGGCGTTGTAGTCGAAGGGGGGCATGGTCAGGACTCCAGGGTGGTGGTGGCGGCGGAGGCGGCGGCGTCTACCGCGGCGAAGGCCGCGCGGGCGGCGGCGAGGGCGGCGGCGGCGTCGGTAAAGGCCGTGTGCGTGGACGTGCGCGACGCGGCGGCGGCGGCATACGCGGCGGCGGCGTCGTGCGCCGCGTCGAGGGCGGCGTCGAGGGCGGTGGCGGCGGCGGCGCGGTCGCCGTCCGCCAGCGCGGCGTAGGTAGCGGACGCCGCCGCGAGGGCGGCGGCGGCGGCCCGGTGGGCGCGGGCAGCGGGGGTGGAGAGCATGGTCAGGACTCCGGGGTGTCGGGGGTCGGGGTTAGAGGACCGAAGGGAGGGCCAGCTCGGGGGCCGGCGCGTAGCAGGACCGGGGAGCGACGAAGCGGCCCGAGGCCCCGCGGGGCGCGCGGAGGATCGTCGCCTCGTCGGCCACCGGCGGCAGGGGAACGAGGCCGGGGCGAACCCGGGCCACCGTCACGCGGAGGATCGGCGGCGCGGCGGCGGGCGCCACCTCGGCCACCTCGGCCACCTCGGCGGGCGCCAGCTCCTCGACCGGGAGGAGGGCGCCGATCGCGAGGGCGATCGGGAGGAGGATGAGCGGCAGGACGGCGAGGAGGGCGCAGGCGAGCACAGGGGGCCTCGGGGTGACGCAGGCAGGTTATGGTGGCCGGTGGAACCCGTCAACCGGTACGGTATATGTTTCGACCGTGCCGCCTCGTGGAAGTAGGCGTAGAACCTGCGGCATCTCGAGATTGGAGAAAGTTTCCGCCGCGGTAGAGTCGGCGAAAGTCGGCGTTACAACGATGGTAACGGAATCGGGCAGGTTGGAGGCCGGGAATCGGCGGCGTTACGCGTTACGCACGCCGCGGAGAGGGGGCCTATAGGAGCTATACGGAGAGATACACGATCAGGAATACGAGTAGAGGCTACACGTAGAGCCCCTATACGGAGAGAGTGAGATCTCGATCTGTTGTGGGGTGTTGCAAGTCGCCGTGATTGTTGGGGGAACGAGTTACGGAGAAGAGCGATCATGGCTCATTCCGTGTAACACGGCGTTCAACCTGGGTTATTCGCAAGTCGGGGTTGACTCGTCAAGAGACGAAATCTACGGACGGTAGATCCGCATGGCGACGGTCGCGGCGACGATAGAATGGTAAAGCGCCGGTCGAACGCCGATATACATGGATGATATACGGCCTGCTATCGAAAGTAGATATGCAACCGGTCGCGACGGCACGGGTCAACGCAAACCGCGAGGTGCGTTTGACGCCTCCGGCTCGACTTGTTACGAGACGAACGTCTCGTAACAAGTCGGCCCTCCGGCCGTGAGATTGTCGGCGTTGAACCGTGACGGGTCCGCCGGGCAGCTCCGCCGGCCCGCCGGTCCGCCGGGAGGGGGACGCGCCGCCGGTCCGGCCCGCCGGCAAGGGTGAATCGCAATAGAGCCGGCGTTGAAACTGCGTAGTCTTCTACGCAGTTTCGACGGCGGCCCGCCCCGCGAGGGCCCCGGCCACCGGCGCCGCGCCGGATAGTCGCCGGCAGGATCGCCGGAAAGGCTACTGGGAAGCCCGCCAGCGCGAAAGCGGGGGGCCGGCAGGGGTGGAGTAGCCCCCCGGCCCCGGAGCGGCTCTAATCGCGTCCCAGTGGCCTTCCCGCGCGTCGCCCCGCCGGGCGCCGGACCGCCGGCCGGACGGGGCGCCGGCCGCCGGCCGCCGGGGTGCCGGAGCTTCGGGGCGCCGGGTGCCAGGGAGTCAGGGCTCCGGGGCGCCGGGGCGCCGGACCGTCGGGAACCGCAATAGGAAGCCCGCCACGGGCAAAGCGGGGGCGCGGCAGGGGGTAGGCATAGGGGCGCGCCCCGAACGGCTCTAATCGCTTCCCAGTGCCCCTAAACGCGAACGGCCCCCGATCCGGTTGGATCGGGGGCCGCGGGGAGCGGGGAGCGGGGAGCGCTACGCTTCGGGGATCATCTCAGAGACCGCATCGGCGGCCGCGGCCAGGAACGCGGCCGGGCCGCTCGCGATCCGGCGCCGCTTCGCGCCGATCGCACCGTGAAGCTTGACGTAGCGACCCGGCCGGGCCGCGTTGCGCGCCGCACCGTTGCACGCGACACACGCGACGCAGGGGATCGGGGCTTCGGGACGATCCGCTTCACAGTGCGACGCGCCTACTTCGGCGAACGCGCGATCGTCCGCCGGGCTTTCGCTTGCGGCGAATACGCGCCATCCCTTCGAGCGGGCCCGCAGGTAGTCCGCGGGCGACGATACCGAAGCCATGAAATAGCACGACCATTCGACGGGAAGCGTGCGCCACGCCGCGGTGTAGCCCGTGTGTCCGCGCGCTTCGGCGAGGAGCGCGGCCCAAACTTCGAGCGGCGCGGCCGCGGGATCGCCCTCCATACCCGCCCGGATCCGGGCCCCCGCAAACGTACCAGGAACCCAGCCGATCCGGCCGGCTTCCATCTCGCGACGGGCCGCACGCCATGCGGCGGACAACCGCGCCTTGTTCACGTAGCAGTCGCCCTTGCCGCCGCGCGGGATCGAACGGTGCCCGCAGTCGTCCGGGCACACGGCGCCGTCGGCGCCGGCCTTCCAGGCTTCGATCGGCGGACGATCCTGCCGCATGATCGACACCTGGACCATATCCCCGGTCTTACCGTTCTCGCTCGGCGCGTTGATCCGATGCGCCACAAGCATAATCGGCGTCGCGTCAAGCGTAGACGCGCCGGACCAAAGCACGATCGTGTCGTGAAGCTTCGGGGCGCGTGTTGCTTTGCGGACGGCGCGCCATGCGACGCGCCACGGGGCGATCGTGCGGGAACGGGCTTCGGGCTTGCGGACGAGTGCGGGCACGGCTGACTCCGAGGACCGGGGGAAGTGAACCGGTCCCGATCCACCTATACCGGGGCGGTTCAGCGCGCAAACAGAACCCTTCGATCTGCCGATCCGCCGATCCGCCGATCCGCCCGGAAAGCAATAGTCAATCATTCCGGGTAGTTAGCGCGATGTGCTCAATATTTGATATTGACGTGTCAATAGCGGTAGAACGCACTGGGAGCGCATTAGAGCGCGATCGGCTTCGGGGGTAGGCCCCACTATGGCCGAAGGGCCGATCGTCGACTGGAGCGCTAAACTAACACTTTCGCACTCGCGACGCTTCGAGCCGGTCCGGTCCGCCGGTCCGCCGGTCCGCCGGTCCGCCGGTCCGCCGGTCCGCCGGTCCGCCGGTCCGGCCGGAGCTTCGGCGCCGGCGCTCGTGTCCGGCCGGAGCTGCAGGCCGGCGCTCCGGCGCTCGTGTCCGCCCGAACCGCCGGCGCGCCGGACCGCCCCGCCCCCGGCACCGGACCCCCCGGCGCCGCCGACCCGCCGCCGGCACCGCCGCGCCGCACCAACGACGAAGCGAGCGACGACGCCGAAACTATTGATGACAATCCATAAGGCACCAACCCGCCGTAGAGTCAATGGGGACCCCAAAGCGAAGAGCGTTCCCCGGACGCGAGCATATTTCTGAATCGCTATACCGCTGCGGTACGCTTGTCATCCCACCACAGCGGTGCTACGCTGCGCCGATGATTCGAGACCTCCCCCTCCCGCTCCGCCTCCGCAACGCCCTGGCGAAGGCCGGCTTCAACGACGAGCAGCAGCTCAAGGACTGGCTCAGCGGCACGCCGATGCCCGGCCTCGACGACGGCGTCATCCCAGGCGTCGGACCCACCGGCATGAAGGCCCTCCGAGACTGGGCGGACGCGGCTAACGCCGCGCCCACCCTGTCTCGCAGCGCTCCGCGTGTCGAGCTGGATGCGTCGTCGCGATGGAATCCGCCCGCTCTGCCGGCGTTCGACAAGGAAATCCAGCGCCGCAGCGAGGAGTTCCGCGCGCGGGGCGGCTCTGTCGTCGTCGGCGACGGGCGCGGGCTACTGGCGCTTCGGCTCGAAGTCGACATTCAAGACAGACTCCGGGCGATGATCCCTGTTATCAAGGGGCTGGCGCATGTCAAGGAGCTGGGCGTCGAAGTTTCGGCAGAAACGGTGGGCCGAATGGCGCTGATCCGGGGCCTCGACGCCCTGGAACGCGCCCACCGCGGCCAGAATCGGCCCGAAACCGCCGAGAAAGAGGCGAAATCGGCCGATCCGAGCCCCGAAGACGCCGTTCCGACGCCCGATCCCGACGCGGAAGTCCACGAAACGCCGCCGGGCTGGTCGAAATGCGGCCCGACGGACAAGATTCCGGTCCCCGAAGCGGTCCTGCACGACTACTACACCCAGAACGGGTGGTCCCGGTACTGGGGAATGGTCGATGGGACGCCGATCTACTTCTACTGGAGCCCCGAGAAGCGGCTCCAAGACCTCGATCCGTTCCCCGGAAGCGACAAGAGCGGCCGAAAGGTCGCCATTCAAGGCACTCCCTGGGGTCCGGGCCACGTCGTGCCCGTCAAGTGGGCCAATGCGTAGCCCGTCAGGGCCGGGAGACGCGCGTTCAGCCCGCTCCCGGCCCCTTGAGCGCCGCTTAGGCGACGCGGATGCCCTCGACGATGAGCAGAGCGGCGTTGTTGCCGCCCGCCCGGACCGTCACGGCGCGGAGCGTCGCGCCCGCGGCCACGGTGGTGAACGCATCGTCGAGCGTCGAGGCGTACGCGGTGCCCGTGTCCGTCGCGTTGTTCATGCCGTTGGTGATGGCGTTGCCAGTCGTGCCGTTGTGCAGCGTGATGCTGTTGCCGGCGTTGCCCGCGCCACCCGTCTTGATGTAGCTGACGCCGGTGACGAGGAACTTGTACGGCACGCTGGTGAAGTCCGCGTTGCCGCCCGCAGCGTCAGCGACCGCGAGGACGAGGCGCACCGGAGCGCCGACCTCGGCGGCCACCAGAGCGCGACTCGCAGCAGGAGCGACCGCAGCCCCGACCGTGGTGTTCGCGATCTTCGACCCATCGACGATGCTCGAAGCGAGCTTCGCCGCCGTCACCGCGTTCGCGGCGAGGTGCTCCGTGATGACCTCGCCGTACCGAATGAACTTCCGAGTGATCCAACCATATGCAGCCATGACCACCTCCAAGAAACCAGCGGCGCCCCTTGCGCACGCTTCATGGCAGCAGTAGTATAGCATCCAAGAGGCGAATATGCACGGACCGGCGACGATTCTCATCCTGGCGAAGAAGAAGGCCGGCGGCGGGGGCTACTTCGACCCGATGGCCAACGCCGAGATGGCGATGGGCCCGATGGAGTACGAGGAAGGCGAGGGCGAGGGCGAGAAGCTCGACCTCGGCAAGATGGACTTCCGCGAGGCGGCGGCCAAGCTCCGCGAGATCGCCGGCCAGCTGGAGAAGTCGTCCGTGATGCACGGCGAGCAGGCCGCGGCGCTCAAGGCCATCGTCGCCGGTGCCGAGGGTGGCGAGGAAGAGGAGGACGAGGAGGACGAGCCGACCGGTGAGGAGCCGATGCCCGAGCCTCCGAAGGCCAAGAAGCCGATGCCGGCGTTCCTCAAGCCCAAGCCGATGAAGTACTGACATGGCTGAAGAGAAGGCCGGCGAAGAGCCGCCGATCTCCGCGGCGAAGCGCCAAGCGATGGCCGCCGACCGCGTCATGCGGGAGGTGCAGGACTTCCGCGCGGACGACACGGTGAAAGGCGAAGAGGCAAACCTCGACCGCGCCATGAAGCTGCACGTCGAGCCGAACGAGGGCCTCATCCGCAAGCACGCGGATATGACGGGCATCGACCCAAAGCTGCTCATGGCCATCATCGCCGTGGAGCAGCGCGGAAACCCGACCCCCGGCAAGTACATGTCGTCGGACGCGGGCGCCGCGGGGATCGCCCAACTCATGCCGCTCGTCCAGAAGACGTATGGGGTCAACCCGAGCGACATCGAGGACTCCATTCGCGGCGCCGCCGAGTATCTGCGCGACATGGAGAAGAAGTTCGGCAGCGACTACCCAGTCCTGGGCGCCGCCTACCACAGCGGCGAGACGAACCTCCGCAGGCACAGCCAGCAGCCGTCTCCGTTTGGGCCGCGGACGCGCGAGTACGCGGCGCTGATGAGCATCATGCAGGAGAAGCTCAACCGCGGCGAAGCGGCCGCCAGCTTTCTCGCCAACACCAATCCAACCGAGAAGCTCCGCCAGGATCTGCAAGCGGCCGCGAAGGAGAAGAAATGAGCGACTACTACGACATCCTGAGCCGCCTCAAGAAGAACACCATCGACGCGCAGAAGGAGATGAACGGCGTTCCCGACAAGAAGAAGCCGGACCTCTCCAAGCTCGTGCAGAAGCCCGTCGTGAAGGTCGGCGTCCGCATCGGCAATCGGTAGTCCCGACTACACTTCGTAGCCGCGGCTCGACGCCTCGGGGGCCCCGCCCTCGGGGCGTTCTGCGTTTCGTGGCCCCTGAACTGCGAACCGCCGGGAGAGTCGCCCCTCCCGGCGGCCGCATTGACCCTAACACCCCGGAACCAGCCGTATGCTTACGCACCACAGGCCCATGACGACCTTAGCAAAGTCGCTTCGGTCTGTCAACGCTTCGGGCTGTAGAAAGCGCTCTCGTCGGACTGCGCCATGCGCCGCATGGAGTCCATGATCTCCTTGTAGGAGCGGTTGTCCGTCTGCGCCGTTCCCCCGGCCCGGTTCGGCCCGAGGTTCATCAGGTTCATCGCCTCGGGCACGGGCTCCGGGGCGGGCGGAGGCGCCGCGCCGTACTTGGCGCGGACCATCGTCACGGCGTCTTCGGGATCGACACCGCCGGTGCAGAGGACGCAGAAGGCGTAGAACGCCTCGTCGTTGTCGTAGATGTCCGACGCCTCGGACTTCATCCAGTCCTCGACCTCGGTCACCGCCTGCTCGACCTGCCGCTCTTCGGCGGCCTTGGCCTCGTACTCGAACTGCTCCAGCCGCTGGCGCAGCTCGTCGCGCTCGCGCTCGGCCGTACCGTACTTGCCCGTCCACTCGTCCGCAGCCTTGCGGACCGACTGCTCGTACTCGTCGCGGAGCGTCTGGAGCGCCGCGTCGTGCGCCGCACGAAGCTGGTCGATCTCCTTCTGCTTCTCCGCCATCGGGTCGGCGTCGCCCGACAGCCAGCGCTGGATGCGCTGCTCGTCGTCGCGAATCTTCGCCTCGCGGCGCTCCAGGTCACGACGCCGAGACGCCGTGTCCTGGAACGCCTTGGTGAAGCCGCGCTCGAAGTTCCGGTACTTCGACTCGAAGCCGCGAACGAGGGTGTTGCGGAGCCCGTCGTCGCCGATGCGCCCGAACCAGTCGGACTTCGTCAGCGCGTCCAGCTCTCCGTTCCAGTCGAAGACCGACGGCGCGTCCTCGGTGAACGAGGCTTCCGCTTCGCCCCCTTCGGCCGCTTCGGTCTCCTCGTTCAGGGTCTCAGTCTCTTCGTTCTCGGCTTCGAGCATCAGTCCTCCGGTCTACTTCTTCATCGGCCCAGGCGTGGGCTCCATCGGGGGAGGCCCGGCCGCGGGGGCCTTCATGCCCTCCGAAGCCATCGCCTTCCGAGCCATCGTGTCCTCGCCGGCGCCGATGTTCTTCTCCAGCTGCATGCGGAGATTCATGTCCTTCTCCAGCATCATCGCCAGCTCGGCGGGGCTCTTGCCGGCGAGCTTCGGCATCATCTGCGCGGCGTCGTAGAGCGCCTGGGCCTTCTCGGCCGAGACGCCGAGGGTGTCCGCGAGGACGGCCATCTCGTCGCCCATCTCGCCACCCATCTTGCCGCCCGGAGCGGGGGCCTTCGCGCCCATCTCGCCGCCCGGAGCGCCCATCTCGCCGCCCTTCGCGGCGCCCTCGATCGCGCCACCCGCAGGAGGCGGGCCGCCACCAGCGTCGAGGATCGCCTGGATCTCATCCGCCAGCGGCTTGATGTCGCGGCTGGGCACGATCCCGCCCGCAGGCATCTTGTTCATGTCGGCCATTGGAATCTCCTAACATGGTTTGAGTAAACCGGGAAGGTAGAGAAAGAGCGCGACCCGGTTCGCTACTCTTCGTCCGGCGATTCGTCCTCGAAGCCGGGGCCCGCAGGCACCAGCTCGAACGCGACACGGTGCGACCCGGCGATGAGGATGAGCTTGTTCGGCACGCGCCGCCGCTCTCCCGTCACTCGGTCTTCGAGAACCGAGATGTCCTGCACGTCGAGCACGCCGGCGACGCGGATGTCGCGCTGCCGCGCCGCGGCCCGACGCTTCGCCTCCGCCAAGTCCGGCTTCACGGCGACACTACGGGCTTCGACATGATCTTCGTCGCGCGGCCCGCCTTCTCGGCCTCGCCTTCCACGGTGCGCTGGCGCAGCTCGGTCTCGGTGACCCCGTTGCGCTTCTTCGTCTCGTAGGAGCGCTGGCGGATGGCGTCGATGCGCGCCTGCTTCTGCGACTTCGACTCGCCCTCCAGCTCGATGCGGTGGCCGGGGAAGCGCTGCTGGATGACCGACACGGCGCGGTCGTAGTCTTCCTTCGTCTCGGCCTTGCCCAGCACGCCCATGTCAACAGCCGTGAAGCTGCCATAGCCATGCCCGCGAACCGAGGGCCCCTGCCCGTGGCTCCAGTCGATCTTGGTCGCACCACCGCAGAGCGCGCACGCGGGGAGGTGCCCCACGACAACGAACTCGTCGCTGAAGATTGTATCACAGTCGAAGCAGCGAATGTCGTGAATCGGCATCTTTTTTCCTACGCGACGGGGATGGGAGTGGGGCCCATAGCTTCCATGACATCGGAGGGGGCGTTCTGCGTCGCCGCCTCCACCGTCTCGGTGGCGGGCACCTCTGTGGGGACCGCGCCGGGCGGCAGCGGAGGACCGCCGGGGGCCGCGCCGGGAGCGCCGCCCATCGCGCCCATCATCTGCGCCATCATCATCTGCTGCGCGGCCTGCTCCTGGGCCTCCATCTCCTCGCGGGGGATGAGCAGCTTCGTGGAGAGGCCGACGCCGGTGACCAGCTCTTCCAGCAGGGCGCGCTTGTTGACGTTCGGATCCTGCGCGAGGATCGGGAACATCTTGAGCAGCGTCTCGGAGAGCACCGAGGGGTTCTGGCGGATGGGGTTGTAGGACACCATCGAGAAGTTCACGTCGACATCGCGAATGTCGCCGAGGCTCACCTCGCTCCAGCCCTCGTGGCCGCTGACCTGGACGAGCTTCGGCTCCTTCATGTACTTCTTCGACAGGTAGAAGCACTTCTCGGCGACATCCTCCAGCGCGCCGTTGATGTGCCCCTCGCGCGTCGCGAGACGAGTCCGCATCTGGGCGTCGATGATCGCCATCTCCGTCGCGGTGCGCGCACCGGCGACCTGACCGCGGGCCGCCTCGGCAAGCGCCGAGATGAACGCCGCGTCGCCCTCCTGACGCGCGATGAAGTTCTCGACGCCGACCGGCACCTGGGGCATCGGCATCTCGTAGAACAGCGTGGAGAGGGTGCGAAGCCCCTCGGCGTTCGTCGGGCTGATGGGGACGAACGAGCCCGTCGCCGCCTCGACGGCCTTGTTGAGGTCTTCCTCGGTGATCAGCTCGCTGTTGAACAGGATGCGCGGGATCATCAGGTAGACGATCTGCTTCATGTGCGTGAGCAGGTCGTTGATGGTCTCCTGCTGGTTGAGGACGAGCTGGACCTCGGAGAGGCCGAGACAGTCCACCGCGCTCTGGTTCAGCGAGAACATGGAGTATGGGACGTAGTCCAGCTCCTGCTCGAACACGACGGCGTCGGCCTGCCGCACATAGTGCGTGACCTTGTTCGCCTCGCGGTCGTAGTACTCCCACACCGTGACCCACTCGAACGCATCGCGGAGCTGCCCGCTGTCGGTGTTCTTGTAGGTGTCGCTGATCCACTTCGGGTAGCGGTCCGGCGTGATGTCGTCCATCTTCGCCGACCGGTACGCGCCGCTCTGCACCCGCCGCTTGAACTCGGTGTAGGGGATGACCGCCGCCTCCAGCCAGTAGCGAATGTCGTCCGGGTCACGGACGGTCTGGTCGAAGAACACCGCGCCGGGCTCCAGCACGCGCACCAGCGGCCGGTCCTCGACGGCGTTCCAGCCCGTCTTGAAGATGCCGCGCTTGCAGAGGACGGCGTCGATGAGCGCCGTCGCAGCGCGGCGCCGCATCTTGTTCGCGTCGAAGACGTATTCCATCAGCCCGTTCACCAGGGGGATGACCTCCTGGCTCTCGCGGTTGCGGGGATTCGCCGCGACCTTCGGGTTCGGGCCGAGCAGCGCGCTCACCGCCGTGTCGGCGATGGCGTAGATCATGTTCTTCGAGCAGAGGAACGACGGAATGGCCCCGTCGCTCAGGTTCGTGTCGTTGCGCGAGATGTAGAAATCGCCGCGGTAGTACCGACGCGCCTTGTCGAAGTTCTTCTTCTCGACCCGCTCGTAGTAGCGCCTGTGATTGTCGATGAGCTTGGAAAGGTTCATGTCCACTCCCGAGCGATGGGCTTGAAGGGGTTCCTCGCCGCGGCTCGCTCATGATGCTTGAATCGATCAAGGTCGGCAATCGTAACGCGCGACCCGTCCGAAGTCCCGAAATCCTGCACGGGCGTCGGGGCTTCGTCCGCCGTGAATCGGCGCCGCGACAGAATGTCGGCCGCCATGACGGCCGTGCGCGCGAGGTCGAAGTGGTGCGTCGTGCCGTCGTTGTTCGACGAGCGCTTCGTCCGGTTGCCGTCGTAGTTCATCAGCTGGTGGAGCAGCGGCTTCGACTTGATGGTCAGCTCGTTGTCGCGGAGCATCCGCACGAGGCGCGCCTCGCCTTCCTGCACGCGCTTCTCGGTCGCGTACCAGCCGGGATGGTTGCGGTCCGTCCAGAGGAGGTTCTTCGCGCCCTTGTCCTTCAGCATGGCGATGCACGCCGCCGCGTTGCTCTCGACTGCCAGCAGCGCGTGGTTGTAGAACCGCTGGAGGTTGAGCAGCCGCTCCGCGAAACGACCTGGGTCTTCTCGACCTTCCCACATCGCGACCTCGCGGCGCTCGATGGCGTCCCACACCGTCACGGCGCTGTTGTCGCCGACGCTGCCGAAGCCCGCCGGGTCGGCGCAGACGAGGTACGCGCGGCCGCGCACGGGCCGCTCCAGCAGCGAGGCCCCCTTCGGCATCGGCTCGGGCGGCACGACGGAGGTGAGGAGGCTCTCCTTCAACACGTCGATGGGCATGACGGGCGCACCACCGCCGAGCCAGCCGTCGTAGGGGTCGCTGGGGTACTTCGAGGTGAACAGACGCTCGTCGTTCGCCATCTCCGTCTGGAGCGAGATGCGCCGAAACGCGAGGTTGTACAGGTCCATCCCTGGATGGCGCTTCATGTACTCCAGCTCGGTGTCGGTCGGCCGGAACCCGGTGGGGTCAACCCGGCAGCTCGGGTCGAGCCACCATTCCAAGAAGACCGGGTGGAAACGACCCTTGCCCTCCAGCGCGTTGTGCCACATGGTCTCGTGGTGGCTGCCCGACGAGCCGGGCGTGGACTCCAGGATGACGCGCGCGTTCTGGCGCTTGTTGACCGCGGGGAAGATGTTCGCGGCCGCCTTCCGCTGCCACTGCGCCTCGCCGAACTCCGTGATGAGCAGTCGGTCGATGGAGCGACCGACCGCGGGAGAGCGCCCGCCCGCCGTCAATACCTTGATACCGCCGCCGTGGGCGAAGTGAATCTGCGTCGTTCCGGGCTTGCGGCCCGACTCGACGGGGACCTTGACGTCGTCGGGCAGTCGCCCGTAGGCGAACAGGATGCGCTCGAAGATGTCCTCCGCCGTGTCCTGCCGCTCGGCGATGAGGACGCCCTTCACGCCTTCCAGGTACATGCAGTCGCGGAGCAGCAGCATGACCGAGGGGGTCGTAATCTTCGCCTGCCGGAACTTGTCGCAGATGACCCAGCGATGGTCCGAACACGCCTGCAAGAACTTCATCTGGATGTTCGTCGGCTCCAGATAGCCGATGCTCTCGTCTTCTCGGACGATCTGGCACATCGAAACGAACGCCCACGGCGTCGAGAAGAGCGCCTGCACCTTTCCCATGTGAAGGCCCGGAATCTGCGCGATCTTCGCGCCGCCGGGTAGACTCGCCGGTGCGTTCACAGTAAGATGCTCCTGCGACTATACTATAACGGTATGGCGCGGAGGTCTACCGTGGCCGAGAAATGGATTCGAGACGCCATCAAGAATCCGGGGGCTCTTCGCGAGAAGATGGGCGCCAAGGAAGGCGAGAACATCTCGAAGGACAAGCTCGCCGCCAAGGAGTCTCAGCTCCGAAAGGAAGGCGAAGGCGACAAGAAGCTGTCCTCGGCGAAGCGCACGCTGCTGAAGCAGATCGTGCTGGCCCGTACCCTCAGCAAGATGAACAAGTAGGGAGCGGTCATGGCGAAGAGTGGAGATCCGTTCGGGCTGAACGACTTCAGCGAGGACGAGGCCAAGCTGACCGCGAGCTACAACAAGATGCTCGCGGGAGAGCAGCAGCGTGGCGACACGATGAAGTCGTACCTCTCGCAGCGCGCGGCTCGCCCGCCGACGCAGGCTCCGATGGCTACAGCATCCGTGTCTACCCCGAGTCCAGCGACGACGCCTCGACCCGTTGCATCTGAACGGCGCGGTGTGCTTCGACAGCTCGTGCAGTCCATGCTGGGAGGTGCAAAGTGATCGGCACCGACGTCCAGAACACCACCCGTCCCGACCTCAAGGCCGCCAAGGCCGCGCCGGCGTCGGCGAAGCGTGAACTGCTGAAGCAGCTCGTCATGAACCGGATGAAGAAGACCTATGGCAGCTGACGGAAAGTACAGCCACATCAGCTTCCGGCCCCCGCAGTCGGTGGCGGCAGCGGCCGTCCGCGGGCTCATGCTGCGCCGCGAGCAGTCGAAGTCCCAGAAGGCGGGCCTCGACGTGAAGCAGGCTGCGGCGCAGGGCATCGGTTCGGGCGTGCAGCGCGCGGCGAATCTGAAGAACCGCTCCGAGATGGACCCGTCCACCGTGAAGCGGATGAAGGCGTACTTCGACCGGCACGCCAGCAACTACCAACTCGATCCCGGCAAGAGCCCCCGCGAGGACAAGGGCTACGTCGCCGGCCTTCTGTGGGGCGGCGAAGCCGGGAAGTCCTGGTCGAACAAGGTCGTGCGGCAGATGGAGGCCGCCGACAAGCGAGGGAAGTGATGGACCGCCGCGCCGCGTTGAAGCAGGTCTACTCCAACCCCGAACTGCGAGAGCGCATCAAGAAGCGCATCCTCGCCGGCGGGAAGGGCGGGCGGCCCGGCCAGTGGTCCGCCCGCAAGGCGCAGATGGTCGCGCAGGAGTACAAGAAGGCCGGCGGCGGATACCGCAGCGGCCCGTCGAAGACGCAGAAGAGCCTCAAGCGCTGGACGAAGCAGGAGTGGACGACGCCCTCCGGCAAGCCCAGCGTCCAGGGCTCGAAGGCGACAGGCGAGGTCTACGCCCCAAAGCGCGCCATCGAGAAGCTGCGTTCCAGCGCAGGCGGCATGGCGAAGCTGGCGGCGGCGACGCGCAAGAAGCGCGAGGCGACTCGCGAGGGCGAGCAGTTCGCACGGCACGGCCTCCACGAAGGCGCGGACCGTTAGTCCATAGCCCCTCGCACCCCCGTCTAATAACGCGAAATAAATCTTCTGCAACCCCTTGCGCGTAGATACCCATAGCGGTAATCTACGGATGCACCCCTCATCGGTGTTTCGGGTAGCCCCTCGGGGTCCGTAGCTACGAAGAGCGGGCAGGCGCAGCACGAACTTCAACTGTTCCTTCGACCACGCCGGTCGGAGTCGCGACGCGCGTCTGCCCCCGGCTATGGAGTTTCCGATGGCGATCTCTACCGAAATCCTCAACACTACCTTCGCGGACCTCCGCGGCCCCCTCGTCAACTCCTTCGTCCGCTCCAACGAGCTGCTCCAGCAGCTCATGGACAAGGCGCGCATGCCCTCCGAGGGCGGCAGCCTCATCGAGCGGTCCTTCGCCGGCGGCGCTCCCGCCCGCGGCGTGGGCGTGTTCGTCGGCGACGAGCTGCTCAACATGACCCGCCGTCAGCAGACCAAGCGGTTCCAGGTCGAGCCCCACCGCATCGTGGCCGCGATCAACATCCCCAAGAAGGAGCTGCTCTTCAACAGCGGCAAGCTCGCCGTGATCCGGCTCATCGAGGAGTACCCGCAGACCACCCTTGAGGGTGCGAAGGCCGACCTCAACGCCTTCCTCCTCACCGGCGTGTCCCGTGGCCTCGTGTTCCAGACCGCCGACCTCGCCGGCTTCCTCAGCCTCAACGGCGAGTTCACCGCCGGCTCCGGCACGGGCGTGACCAACGGCCTCCTCAAGTTCGCGGCCCCCCCGTCCCAGAACCAGAACGTGCAGAGCGTGGTGAAGTCTACCTCGTACTCGCACTTCAACCAGTACGGCGCGATCACCGCCTGGGCCACCGACGGCCTCCCCACCCTCCGCAAGACCTACCGCCAGTGCGCCCACTACGCGGGCGGCATGGGCAAGGGCCCGGACCTCGTGGTCATGGACGACGACACCTACACCAACTTCGAGGACTCCCGCCTCTCCCTCGTCCGCGTGACGCTGGTCGAGGACAAGACCGAGAAGAGCAACATGCTCGGCCTCGATCTCGGCGTGGCGAAGGTGTACAGCTCCATCGACCTCGACCGCTCGGCCTTCCCGTCCCCGGCGTCCAACGGCGCGACCTACATCCTCAACACCGACTTCATCGAGATGCCGCTCATGGAGGCCCCGTCCATCACCCCGTTCACCGAGCGCGTCGGTGACCAGGACGTCGTGACCGCGATCTTCTCGATGCAGGGCAACCTCATCTGCACGAAGACCCCGGCCCAGGGCTGCGTTTCCGGCGGCGCCCTCTAAGGCGAAGTCGAACACCCAAACTTCAAGGAGATTCCCATGTCCTTCGCGAACAATCAGGTCTTCGGCAACGACGTCACCGTCGTCGATTCCACCCAGGTCTATCCCCTCGGCACCGAGCGCCTCGTGCTCGGTTCCCAGACCGGCAGTAGCATCGGCGACCAGCTCTGGCGCTACGTCAAGAACGACGAAGCCGCCAGCGCCTTCGCCATCGGCAACCCCGTCATCCAGAAGACGGTCACGGCCAGCGCGGGCACCGCGGTGATCTCGACCGGCGCCTCCATCCCGCGCCTGCGCGTGCTGGGCGTCGCGCAGCACGCCATCGCGGCCCAGTCCTACGGCTGGGTTCTCGCCCGCGGCCGTGGCACCGTCCTCGCCACCGGCGCGGGCGTGGCCGCCGACAGCGGCTTCGCCACCGACGCGGCGGCCGGCACGGTCGTCGCCGTCGCGTCCACCGCCGCCACCATCATCGGCGTGACGGACGTCGCCATCGGCGCCGGTGCCACGGGCACTGCGTACATCGACTGCCGCTGATTCGGTAGCGACCGCGCGTCGCCGGGATAGGAGGCGGGCATGGACACATCTCTCGGCGCGCTCCGCGCCCGCCTCTTCAGCTTCCGCGCGTGGGACTCTTCGGGGACCACTCTCGATAACCGGGTCAGGGAGGCGATGAACGCCGCTCTGGACCGGATCTCGGGAGATGTCCCCGAAGCAGTCGTGCCCGACGACGAGCATGTCGTTCTCCTGCCGGACGTCGTAGGGACAGACGCCAGCGTTCAGGCGCGCCTCTCTCCGACGTCCGACTCGCGGGTGCTCCAGTTCGTGACGCCCGCAGGGCTCCCGCTCACGACGGGAGCGCCGTGGCTGCCGGGTGTGTCCGGTATCCTCGACGGGCTCATGCACT